TAAACATATTAAAGAATGCGATTCACATGAGGAGTATGAGAACAAGTGTCCTTCATTCAAAAGATTTTTTAAAAATGTAAAACCACCTTATCTTTTTATACTTTCCGGCGCAGGATCCATTTCTGGCTCGGCCTTAAGAATAATGGAACAATTAAATTCTGATGATATATACGTTCTATATATAAGGCCAGACACCTCGTTACTATCCGAGATCAAGAAAAAGCAGGAGAGAGCAGGTTTTCATGTGTTACAGGAATTCGCTCGTTCTGGGTTGCTCAAAAGAATGTTTTTGGTTGATAACACAAAAGTAGAAGAGCTTATACAAAATCTTCCAGTAATCGGTTATTATGATAAATTAAATGAAATGATAGTATCTGTGATGCACATGATAAATTGTTGCATGAATTCTAAACCGGAGCTTGAAACATTCGACGATCCACCAGAAACTGCGAGGATATCAACTTTGGGAATTGTTGAGCTAGAAACGGGCAAAGAAAGTTTATTTTTTGATTTAAAAATGCCTCGTGAAAAGGTATACTTCTATATGATTCATGAAGATAAATTAAAGAATGACGGAGAGTTATTAAAGACCATAACGAGCCAAGTTCGCTCAAGGATGGAAGGTGGCAACATACAGACGTCATTTGGGATATACTCCACGGAATATGAACAAGGGTACGTTTATGTTCTTGCACACACTTCTTTAGTACAAAATGAAATTTTTTATTTGTCTGATAAGAATTAGTGCTTATTATTTATACAGCGATAATCAACCTAGATGTTCAGAAAATTAGCTGGGCATACTATACCAAAAAAGGAGAATTTACATGGGTATTGATATGAAGAAGATGAAGTCAAAGCGGGAAGCTTTGCAAAACCGTGGAAGCGGTGGGAGTAACAAGGAAATGTTTTGGCGTCCTCAAGACGGCGAGACCACAATCCGCATTGTCCCAACTGAAGACGGTGATCCGTTTAAGGATTTCTGGTTCCATTATAATGTGGGCAATAATCCTGGGTTTTTGAGCCCGAAGAAAAACTTCGGTGAGGATGATCCCCTTGATAGTTTTGTAAGGAGTCTCTTTAAGGAGGGTTCAGATGATAGCATCAAGATGGCCAAAAGTTTGATGGCCCGCCAACGTTTCTTCGCACCAGTCTTGGTTCGAGGGGAAGAGGACAAAGGAGTCCGTGTCTGGGGCTTCGGCAAGATGGCTTATCAAGAGTTGCTTAACCTTGTTCTCAATCCAGACTATGGTGATATTACTGATATCTCAGAGGGTACCGATTTGGTAATTACTTACGGCAAACCCCCGGGAGCACAATTCCCGCAAACGACCATTACGCCTCGCCGTCGGCCGTCACCCTTGTCAAGTGTCAAGAAGGATATCAAGACGTATCTTGAGCAAGTACCTGATTTTACTACGCTTTTCGAGCGTAAGACCCCGGTACACGTTCAAGGAATGCTCGATGAATTCCTCTTGGGCGAAGAAGCAGAGGAGAATTCAACGGAAACTAAGAAGTATAAAACAGATACTGACAAGGCATCTTCCGTTGATGAGGCTTTCGCAGAATTTCTTGGTTAATTCCAAGAACCACAGGGAGGCATAGGTTTATCAGGTGCCTCAATTTTCATTAATGGGATGACGGTTGTATAATAACCAAAATATCCCCTAACTACAAGGAGAATAAAATGAAAAAAATTAAATTAAATCTGCCGCCTGGGCAGCCATTCTTAACAAACGGGAATGGAGTATACGACGTGTATGTAATACCGTCTTTGGAATGCGGATTAGACCAAATACCAAAAGGTCTGAATCCTCGGGATCTGGACCCGGAGTGTACAAAAGTTAAAAACATCAAGGCCAGCTTTTTAAAAAATGACAATATGTTTATAACCAAGTGCGGTGGCATGCAAGTTACTATAGATAACGACTCTTTTGAGTTCGATTCAAATAATAGTTGTGTCACTTTCACTTGCGAATGGGGTCATAATCCACCACGGCCGATCGCAGAAGGTCGATCTGGTCATTATGATGGTCAACATAGTGGGTACGCTATAACCACGGCTCTTCAAGAAAATCCAAATGTTAATGAGGAGGTTAAGGTGACCCTCGTGGAGCAGCGCGTGTTTAAAACTATTGATGAAAACCGCGACGCCACCAACTGTTGGAATGACAGAACCAATCAAAAGCAGTCTAGCGAACAAAACATGCGAGGACTTTTTGATGATCTGAAAAGCAATATCAAATATACTGACCTTAAAAATATTGGATGGAAACAATATCAGAAAAACGTCAATGGTGAGAAAATAACTGCCGCGAATGAGGTACAACAAGTCATCAGACTTTTATCTACCTACTTCCCTCTAACTTATGAACCGGGCCTTGGTGTTCCTTATATCGCGACACTTCCTAAAGCTGGAGAGAAAACAGCGATCAATATGTTAACAAACGACAAATATAAGCCGTATACTCTTCCCACACAAAAACATGTGGATTATGTTTTAGAACTGTCTGATTATATTCAGAGCACTATGGAGAATATTTTGGGCAGTGATTTTAATGAATTTCCATTAATTAAACAATCCGGCGCCAAGCAGCTTCTTAAGCAGCCAAGCAAAAGAAGATTTTTTAGAACAAATTTATTCAATGGTCAGGAAGCCATCGGTGCCCTTAACAAAGACTATATTTTGATGTTCGTATACGCAGTTGTTAGTAACTGCTATGAATGGGATGAAAAGAGACAAGAATATGATCAAAAGCATTCTATTGCCTCCGCAAAAGCAATCTGGTCTGAATACGGCAAAAGGCTGCTCGATGAAGTTAATAGAGATTTTATAGCGTCTTTTGCAAATTCGAGCAAATCGAGAAAGTCTGATTTTGTTAATCAGCACACCAAGTGGGGTCTACTCTCACACTTAATTTTCAAAGGAATGAGGGATAACAAGTGGAAGAATAGAATCAATACTTCTCTTAAAGCAAAGGCAGCTTAAATGCCACACCACAGGGAGGCATGGGTTTATAGATGCCTCATTCAATATATGGAGAAAAAGTGGCCAGGAAAGCTAAAAAACTAGGAAAGCTCAGCATGGATGACATGCGAAACCTAATCAACAGAAAAGCAGGATTAGACGTTGCACACGATCTGAGAGAAGAGAATCCAACTGAAGTAAAACAATGGATTCCAACTGGATCAACTTGGCTGGATAATATCATATGCAGAGGCAAAAAAGCAGGAATTCCTGTTGGCAAGATATCAGAGATTGCTGGACTAGAGGGATCCGGAAAATCATGGATGGCTGCAGAAATCGCCACCAACGCTCAGGAAATGGGCATAGACGTCGTTTACTTCGATTCTGAATCTGCCATAGACCCAAGCCTCTTGGAGCGCTTAGGAGTTGATTTAAACCGGTTCCTGTACGTTCAAGCTTCGAGCGTGGAATTTGTGTTGGAAACGATTGAGGAACTTCTTGGTTCGAATGATGGCCAAATGTTGTTCATTTGGGATTCGCTAGCTTTAACACCGGCAATTACAGATGTGGAGGGTGATTTTAATCCCCAATCATCGATGGCTGTCAAAGCTAGAATTTTGGCCAAAGGCATGTCGAAGCTGACAGTACCAATCGCGAATACACAATCAACGTTTTTGGTACTAAATCAACTTAAAACAAATATCGCATCCAATCCTTCACAAAGGATGCAAATAATGACTACTCCGTATGTGACCCCAGGTGGAAAAGCAATGCATTACGCATATTCACTACGTATCTGGCTTACTGGTCGCAGGGCTAAATCTTCCTTTATTATGGATGGCGACGACCGCGTAGGATATCAGGTGCAAGTGAAACTTGAGAAATCACGTTTCGGAACATCTGGTCGAAGATGTCATTTTAAGATTATGTTTGCTGGAGAAGTTGGTATCCGTGATCAAGAGAGCTGGCTAGAAGCGTTAGCCGGTTCTGAAAACCTAACACAATCCGGTGCATGGTATACTTTACGTTATGAAGATGAGACCACTGAGAAATTTCAATCAAAAAATTGGGTTGAAAAAATAAATAGCAATGAACGCTTTCAAGAAAGAGTGTTGGAGCTAATGGAAGAAGAGATTGTTCGGAAATATCAAAAAAAGACTGAACAAACCTCGACTGCATAAATTGCTCCTGCGCCCAACCCCTAATATTAGTTTTTAAGCAAGAGTTTTTAAAAACTAATTAAATGTACAC